TGAAATTTACAAGAATGGTGAGGTTATTAACGAATCTTCCCATGCTAAAGAATTTCAAAAACTGCTAGAGCAAAACATTCTGAAACTCAATCACAAATCGTTTCATCAGATTGTAGTGCTTGGTTCTTCCTCTTTCATTCCGTTTATGCAACTAACTGCTGCACATAGACGTGAGGTGATTGAAGACCTATTGGATATTAATATCTTTTCTAAGATGAATATTGTTCTGAAAGACAACATTGCTAGTCTGAAGGATAAAATCCGTGATGCTGCACATCAGGTAGATATTATTAAGAATAAGATTGAGGTTCAGCGTAAATACATTAGTGATATTAAGAATCTAAATGAGGAAAAGAACCGTGAGAAACAAATTGAAATCAAGGCGCAGGAAGATACAATTGAGCAAATACATAATGAAAATGAAGAAATTCAGAAAACTCTTGCGGCAAAGTATGATCAGGTCGAAGAACGATTAACTGAAGCAGGTCAGACTTTTCAGAATGACCAACACCAACAGACTAAACTCAAAACGGAGATGAGTAGACTTGTTAAAGAGGATAAGTTCTTTCAGGACAATGACGTTTGCCCGACTTGTACGCAAGAGATTGACTCGGGTATTAAAGAGCAGAAGACTAAAAGTATCGCAACGCAAGCGAAGAAAATCCAGAAGACGTTTCAGACGTTAGAAGAGCAACTGTCTGCTGGTAAAGCATTGGTAGATGAATTGCGAGAGCAGAGTAAGCAGTCTATGGAGTTGCAGGCTCTACTGCGTGATAATAACACTAAGATTAATATGTCTCGCAAACTCATTCAAAAGTTAGAGCAAGAGATTACTGACACATCTGATAGTAAAGATAATATTGTTCAGGCTAATAAAGACCTTGAAGACTTTATTGATGAGAAAGATACCCTGCTTACACAGAAACTTGAACTGTCTGAAGAGTATGATTACAGCAGTGTGATTGCTGATATGCTGAAAGATACAGGTATCAAGACCAAGATTATTAGACAGTATCTGCCTGTAATGAATAAGTTGGTTAATCAGTATCTACAGACACTAGACTTCTTTGTTCATTTTGAATTGAATGAAAGTTTTGGTGAGACTATCCGTTCACGGCACCGTGATACATTCTCTTACGACTCTTTCAGTGAAGGGGAGAAGCAACGGATTGACCTTGCACTGCTGTTTACTTGGAGACAGATTGCTAAGATGAAAAATTCTGTAGCAACTAATCTGCTGATTCTAGATGAGACATTTGATTCTAGCCTAGATAACGATGGAGTTGAAAATCTGTTTAAGATTATTCATACCTTGGGTGCTGATACGAATGTATTTGTTATTTCACATAAAGGTGAAATTCTAGATGGTCGTTTCAAATCCAAGATGGAGTTTTACAAAGATAAAAACTTTAGTAAAATGCGTTAAGAAAGTTCTTGACATTATGTTGGGGATGAGATAGAATACAATTCTAACTTTGAGACTATAAAGGTTTGTTATGAAATACAGTGAAGATCGTATCCTTGGTGAACTTAATGACTATATAATGTCTACCTACAAAGGGCATTACTCTAAGCAAAAGTTTCAGGCTACAGAATTCATTATTGATTCTGGTCACGGGATGGGATTCTGTCTCGGAAACGTAATGAAGTATGCACAACGTTACGGTAAAAAGAATGGTCGCAATCGTGATGACTTGATGAAGATTGCACACTATGCTATTATGGCTCTACATGTTCATGATCTAGATGAGGAAAAATTTGATGTTGAATAATACTATGGAAGTTATTAAAAACTTCGGGACCATTAACCAAAACCTTGTGTTTCGTCAAGGCAATGTTCTTCGCACTGTAGCAGATGCTAAGAATGTTCTTGCTAAGGCAACTCTTGATGAAGACTTCCCACAAGATTTTGGTATCTATGATGTAAATGAGTTTATGAGCGCATTCAATCTGATTGAAGACGGTAATGTATCTTATCAAGATAACCATATGGTCATTGCTAATGGTCAATCTTCTATTAACTATTTTTATTCTGATATTGAAATGCTAACTAATCCACCTGAGAAAGACTTGGAAATGCCAAGTCCGGAAGTTACATTCAATCTCACTCAAGATATTCTGAGTCAACTTCGCAAGGCTTCATCTGCTCTTGGTCACAAGAGTGTGATTATTGGAAGCACAGAAGATGGCACAGTCACGCTATCAATCGTTGATCCTAAGAACACGACTTCTAATGTGTATACCATTGAAGTTGATGGTTCGTGGCATGGTGATATCCATGTGAATACACGACTTAGCATTAACATTGATAATCTGAAACTTCTGCCCGGTGATTATACTGTAGAGGTTTCTTCCAAACTTATCAGTAAGTTTACTAACGTTAGTCGGCAACTCCAATACTGGGTTGCTCTAGAGAAAAACTAAAAAGGAAATATTTCTAATGAATGATTCTCAATTTTATGATTTGAATCTGAAGGTAGCACGTTCTTCTATTGCTATCATTGATGCCATTGTGCAACGTGGTGCATTTAAAGGAGAAGAACTGTCTACTGTAGGTGGTCTGCGTGACCAGTGTGTGCAGTTGATCCAAGCAACTGAGGAACGTGAACAAGAAGCTGCTGAAGCAGAAGAAGAGGAATAGTATAATGGGTCGTTGGGATGAAAATGATGATGGTATTTACACCGAATACACGCTCACTATGCGTCGGTATGAAAACCATGATTGCGTGAATGATGTTTCTTCTACTTTTCGTGTGAATGATGAAGACCTAGAAGAAATCCTTGAACATACTTCTTACTTCTTGCAAGGATGTTCCTTTACATATGTTAAAGGTCTGACTGCTGATAAAGAAAGCAGTTAATATAATAGGGGGCTTGACTGCCCCCTTTCTTTTCTATATAATGGTTTCCTAACTCTAGTAAGGAATATTGATGACTGATTTTCTTTGGGTCGAGAAATACCGACCACAAACTATTGACTCCTGCATTCTACCACAGTCACTGAAAGATACATTTAATCAGATTGTAGAAACAGGTGAAATCCCTAACATGCTATTTACAGGCACTGCTGGTCTTGGTAAGACTACAGTAGCAAAAGCATTGTGCAATGAACTGAACCTTGACTGGATTCTTATCAACGGTTCTGAAGAAGGCAACATTGACACACTACGAAATAAAATCAAACAATTTGCATCTACTGTGTCACTGCAAGGTGGTTACAAGGTAGTCATTCTAGATGAGGCTGACTATCTTAATGCACAGTCTTTTCAACCTGCTCTCCGTGGTTTCATTGAAGAGTTTGCAAACAACTGTCGATTCATTCTAACCTGTAACTTCAAGAACCGTATTATTGAACCTCTACACTCAAGGTGTGGTGTCTACGAATTCAATACAAATAAGAAGTCTATGGCCGAATTGTCTGGTCAGTTTATGAAACGTCTGACTTGGATTTTGGATCAGGAGAATATCACCTATGATAAGAAAGTTTTGGCAGAACTTATTATTCGGTTTGCTCCTGATTGGCGTCGGGTTATTAATGAGTGTCAGCGTTATTCTCTCTCTGGCACTATTGACACTGGTATTCTTAGTCTGCTCTCCAATAGTTCTGTCAATGATGTTATTGGATATCTTAAAGCAAAAGACTTCAAAAAGATGAGGTCATGGGTAAGCAATAATATAGATACAGACACTTCTGGTATTTTCAGAAGCATTTACGACTCTATGACAGAAACTATGCAGCCGGGTAGCATTCCCCGTGCTGTGCTTATTCTAGCAGATTATCAGTATAAGAATGCATTTGTAGCAGACCATGAATTAAATGTGGTTGCTTGTCTAACAGAACTAATGGCGGAGGTAGAATGGAAATGAAGCACGAATTAATTCTTTACACACAACCTAACTGTGTCTACTGTGACATGATGAAAGCAAAACTTGATGAATGGGGTTACAAATATGAAGTAATTGATATTCAGAAGTATGAATCCGCTAAAGCATTTATTGTGCTGGATGAAGGTCATAAGACTGTTCCGCAACTTTACTATGGTAAAACAAATGTTAATCGTAATGTAAACACAGAAGAGTTTACTCAAGGCATTTTAGAACAGTATATTGGTCATTTGGATGAAGTAAAATGAATCCATTCGAGTTCGTGAAAGCAATCAATAAAAAAGAGAATATCATGCGTGATGACCTAGATGAAAAGGCATATGCACCTTTCATGGTTAATCACTCATATTCTTATTTCCCCGACACTGTGCTACTTGCTAATGAAATGAATATCCAACACCACCTTGATTCAAAACTGCAAAATGACTTTTTGATAAATACTATTAGAAAAAATCCAAAACGGTTTTCCAAGTGGAATAAGACTGTTGAGGATGATGGTCTTGAAGCGGTGAAAGAATATTATGGATATAGCAATAGCAAAGCTCGTTCTGCTCTTTCACTACTTTCTACTGAACAAATAGATATAATTAAAAAGAAGGTAGATCATGGTGGAAGAAAGAGAAGTAAATCTGGTTGACTGGCAACCAAGTGACATGTTAGAGATTACGCTGAACGAACCAGACGATTTCCTAAAAGTAAAAGAAACATTAACTCGTATTGGTATTGCTTCTCGTAAAGATAAGAAGTTATATCAGTCTTGTCATATTCTGCATAAGCAGGGTAGATATTTTATTACGCATTTCAAAGAACTATTCTTGCTTGATGGTAATAAGTCTACGCTTGAAGACACAGATATTCAAAGACGTAATACGATTGCTACTCTTTTATCTGATTGGGGATTGCTCACTATTGTCAATAATGAAAAAGCAAAAGATGTTGCACCTTTGAGACAAATTAAGGTTCTTCCATTCAAAGAAAAGAATGAGTGGGAACTGTGTCCAAAATACAATATCGGCAAATGACCTTTTCATTTTTTGCTTGACAAATGGTCCTACCTCTGATATAAATATATCTGTAGATGCGAATAATCGGTCTACTTTCTCGCTAATTTAATAGGAGATTTCAGATGACAAATAATCAGAAATACGCTCGTTTTCCACGTTCTGCCTTTGTAGGCTTCGATCACATCTTCAAAGAACTTGAAGAAATGACCAAGCATGCTTCAGATCACTATCCTCCGCACAACATCATCAAAGATGAAGATATGAAGTACCGTATCGAAATCGCAACGGCTGGATTTAAGGAAGAAGAGTTATCAGTGGAACTTAAAGATGGTATCCTTGAAGTAAATGGTGACCACACCCCTAGAGGTTTGGAATTCATTCACAAAGGTATTTCCACCCGTAAGTTCCATCGTTCTTTTAGACTATCTGAATACACACAAGTTACAGGAGCTTCTCTGGAGAACGGCATTCTAGCAATTCATTTAGAAGTCGTACTGCCCGAAGAGAAGAAGCCTCGCAAAATTGCAATCAACAATCACAGCGAGGTAACTAAAAATGCTGAACTTCTTACGGAAGATAGGTAATAGACTTATCGAATCCAGAATGAATGCTGCATACTATGGTGTAGCAGGATACATCCAACGGGAATACAATACAGGTATGACCACAGGTGAACTAGTTAATATGTTAAGAAAGGATGGATTTGATGAAGTCGTTGCTAAAATCCGTTAAATCTTGGATCGGTAAACAAACCAAAAGAGCTGCAATGTCTGAAGAAGAAAGATATCTTTCTGACTCGATTGACCTTGCAGACTTTGAAGCACGTCAACAGAAGATTATGTATGGGCAAGCACCACACCAAATCAACGGTAGACATTGGTTAGACTCTCGGTCTTACCAGTAATATAAAGGGGGGAGTTTCGGCCCCCCTTTTTTTATTGACACCAATCAAAATATACTATATAATGTCCCTTCACACTTAAAGAGGGTTATGAATGCAATTTTATACTTCCGTCAATCGTCTAGGCAACTCCATTCTTGTGAGGGGTTATAAAGACGGTGTAAAGACGCAGGAACGCATTAAGTTCAAACCAACATATTATGTTCCAACAAAAGAAAAAACAGAATGGAAATCTCTCAGTGGAAAACCAGTCGCACCAGTCACTTTCAATGATGCCAAAGAAGCAAGAGACTTTATTCAACGATATAAGGGCATGGATAATTTTGAGGTGGTGGGCAATACAAATCATGTTGCTCAGTGGGTTTATGATGTTTATCCTGACCAAATTAAATTTGACCGTGAAGTTATCAACACGTCCACAATCGACATTGAGGTTGCTTCCGACGATGGATTCCCTGAACCAGATGTTGCTAACCATCCCGTTATTACCATTACTATTAAAAACAACATTGATAATCTCTATCATGTATGGGGTATGTATGATTATGAACCTCAGTCAGAAAATGTCAAATACTATCGGTGTAAAGATGAGTATGAACTACTTCTGTCTTTCATTGCTCACTGGCACAATCCTTCTAACTGCCCTGATGTAGTCACAGGCTGGAACACTACATTTTTTGATATTCCATACCTTGTCAATCGTATCACTAAAGTTCTTGGTGAAGACAAGGCAAAGATGCTTTCCCCGTGGAAACATATCCGGGAACGCAAGGTAAACAAGAACAACCGTGAACTTCTTGCCTATGAAGTTACAGGTATCCAACAACTAGACTATTTGGATTTGTTTCAGAAGTTTGGTTACACCTATGGCGCACAAGAGTCCTATAAACTTGACCATATTGCACATGTTGTCTTGGGTGAAAAGAAACTTTCCTATGATGAATATGGTTCTCTGCACTCACTCTACAAGCATGACTTTCAGAAGTTTGTAGACTATAACATTAAAGACGTTGAACTGGTAGACCGACTAGAAGACAAGTTGGGTCTGATTACACTTGCCATGACCATGGCTTACAAGGCAGGGTGTAACTTTGTAGATACCTTTGGCACAACAGGCATTTGGGAAACTATTATTTACCGTGACCTTGTTTCCCGCAAGATTGTTCCACCATTGAAGAAAGATAAGAACAAAAACAAATATCCCGGTGCCTATGTCAAGGAACCGATACCTGCTATGTATGATTGGGTAGTTTCTTTTGACCTTGCTTCGCTGTATCCTAATATCTTGGTACAGTGGAACATGTCACCGGAGACTATTGTGGAAAATTTTAAATCAGGTGTGTCAGTAAAGTCCTGTTTGGATATGACACCTATGACGCACCAAGAGAATCAGACTACTGCTGCGAATGGTGTAGTCTTTCGCACAGATGAGGTAGGTATCCTGCCCCGTATTGTTAAGGATTATTATGTAGAACGTAAAGTTATCAAAAAGAATATGTTGGATGCCAAGCAAAGGCAGCAAGAGCAGGGTAACTCCTATGAGATTGAAAAGGAGATTGAACACCTAGAGAACCAGCAAATGTCTATTAAGATTTTGCTTAACTCTTTGTATGGTGCATTGGGCAATCAATACTTCAACTACTTTGACCAACGTATTGCAGAAGCAATCACCTATAGTGGGCAGTTGTGTATTCTTTGGGCAGAACGTGCTATGAACAATGCTATGTGTGAAGTCTGTGAAGAAGAAGATGATTATGTAATTGCGATTGATACTGACTCACTCTATGTCAATATGAAACCACTTATTGATAAGTTCAACCCCAAGAACCCTATTAACTTTCTGTCTGAGTTGGGTGAAAAGCATTTCCAGCCTATCCTTGCCAAAGAATATGCAAAACTACATGAGTATATGAACTGCAAAGAAAACCGCATGGATATGGAACGTGAAGTTATTGCAGATCGTGGAGTCTGGACTGCTAAGAAACGTTACATTCTAAACGTACTGGATAATGAAGGTGTGCGGTATACTGACCCTAAGATGAAGATCATGGGCATTGAAGCAATCAAGTCATCTACTCCTATGGTGGTGCGTGATAAGTTCAAGGAAGCCTTTAAGATTATCATGGAAGGGGATGAGGAACGCACACAGGAGTTCATACAGGGGTTTAAAAAGGAATTCTATAGTCTACCACCCGAAGATATTTCATTCCCCCGTGGCGTGTCTAATATCACTGACTGGAAGGATAGAAGCACTGTCTACAAAAAAGGATGCCCCATTCATGTGCGTGGTTCTATTCTGTATAATAATCAGGTAGAGAAATTAGGACTTGACAAACAGTATGAAATGATCCAAAATGGTGAGAAGATTAAGTTTGTATATCTCACTCTACCTAATCCTATCAAAGAAAATATTATTTCATTTCCTATGGCTCTACCTAAAGAATTCAATCTACACAAGTATGTTGATTATGAAAAGCAGTTCAACAAAACCTTTGTAGAACCTTTGCGGGTTATCCTTGATGCAGTAGGATGGGAAGTTGAGAAGACTGTAACACTAGAGGACTTTTTTGCATAATGTTGACTGATGCTTATAGTATATCGACAAATTCAGAATCTAGAGTAGATAATGATTATTATCCTACTCCACCTATTGCAATCTATACTCTTGTTAAAGAATATGACTTGCCTAAAAATCTATTAGAACCTGCTGCTGGTAGAGGGTGGATATCATATGAACTTATGCAAAATGGATTTAATGTAACTTCTCAAGATTTGTATGAGTATGAAGACCCTTTGGTAGATATTGAAACCGGATTAGATTTTACAACTTCTCCTAGAGTAGACGTTGATGGTATTATCACCAATCCACCTTTTAAAAATTCTTTGCCGGAAAAGTTTGTTAGAAGGTCATATGAGTTATATGACTTTACTGCATTACTTTGTCGCAATACCTTTACTGAAAGTGTAGGTAGATATCCGTTCTTTAAAGAGTTTCCACCCACAGATATTCTAATCTATGCAAATAGAATTAATTGTTCTGAGAAATCTATTTACAATGTAAAAGAATCTCTGTCTGGTCTAACGTCTTATTACTGGTATATTTGGGATAAAAGAAAAGACTATACAAATCGTGTTGATTGGATTAACTGCAAAGAATATGTAGATGAATTTATTGCAATGCGGGGAAATAATTATATGGATTTACAAAAGCCTAAAAATGTGATAAAAGAAACAGATAAGAATAATACCTTAGAGGATTTTTTTAAATGAAGAAATGGAAGACACCACTACGTTATCCCGGTGGCAAATCTAAGGCAATGAATAAGTTGTTTACTGATGAAAACCTACCAGTAGAACACATTGCTGAGTATCGTGAACCTTTCTTGGGTGGTGGTAGTCCTGCTATTGCTTTTGCTAAAATGTATCCCAATACACCTGTATGGGTTAATGACAAGTATTACAATCTCTACTGCTTCTGGAAAATGCTTCAGGAGCAGGGTGACAAACTCCATGATGTTGTTATGTCTATGCGCAAAGAGTATGATACAGAAGAGAAGGCAAAAGAGCTGTTTGATCGTATCCGCAAGGATATTGAAGAACAGGATGATATGTTTGAGATTTCATGGCGCATGTATATTATCAACAAATGTTCTTTCTCTGGTCTAACTGAAAGTTCTTCATTTTCAAAACGTGCTTCTGCTAGTAATTGGTCTATGTCAAATATTAGTTCTCTTCTGTATTACCATGAACTTATTCGTGACTGGAAGATTACTAACCTAGACTATTCTGAACTTCTTACTAATGACAAGAACACCTTTGTCTTTCTTGATCCACCTTATGACCTAAAGAAAGACTATACTCTTGCTGGTAGTGATGGTGAAGCATTATATGGTAAGAAAGGTAATATGCACAAAGGTTTTAATCATGTAGAGTTTGCAGACAAACTAAATCAACATGAATGTATGATGATGGTTACATATAATTCAAATGAGAATATCAGGAATCTGTTTGAAGGATGGAGACAAACAGAATGGGACTTGACTTATTCTATGAATAATGGTAATGTAAAATACCAAGAAGCACAGAAAGACCGCAAGGAACTATTGTGCATTAACTACAAAACACACACCCTAGAGGATTTTTTAAATGATGCCTGTAACTAACTTTGAAAAAGTAATTCATTTTATGAACACCTATGGACAAGAGGTAAAGTCTAAAGCAGCATTCCCAGATGCTACGACTACACACTTGCGAGTTGATTTGATTGAAGAAGAATTGAATGAACTTAAAGAAGCAATTGCTAATGAAGACTTGGTAGAAGTTGCTGATGCTCTTGCTGACCTTCTCTATGTTGTCTATGGTGCAGGTGGTGCATTTGGCATTAACCTTGATGCCTGTTTCCATGAGGTTCACTCTAGTAATATGTCTAAACTAGGTGAAGATGGTAAACCTATCTATCGTGAAGATGGTAAGGTAATGAAAGGACCAAACTTCCGTGAACCAGACTTGAAGAGTATTTTGTAATGAAAATTATTGCAGGACCATGCCAGTTAGAAGAAGACTCTTTTGAGGTGGCAAAGTATTGCCAACGCATTGCAGAAGAGCATGGCATGGAATATTACTTCAAAGCAAGTTTTGATAAGGCTAATAGAACTTCTCTAAATAGTGAAAGGGGTTTAGGTGTAGAACGTGCTATGCCTATCTTTGATGATATTAGACGTAATTTGCGTTGTAAAGTTGTTACTGATGTTCATACAACAGGGCAAGTTGCTATCATGAAAGAAGTAGTTGATGTTCTACAAATCCCTGCCTTTCTTTGCCGACAAACTGACCTACTGTTAGCAGCAAAGAACACAGGAAAGATTGTCAATGTCAAGAAGGGGCAGTTTCTTGCACCTTGGGATGTTGCTGGTATTATTAGTAAGGTAGGAGAAGAGAATGTCTGGATTACTGAAAGGGGTACTAGCTTTGGCTATAACACCCTTGTTAATGACTTTACTGGTCTTCAGTATATGCATGAGAATTATCGTACTCCCATTATTTTTGATGCCACTCATTCTGTACAGAAACCCGGTGGTGCTGGCACTGTTTCTGGTGGCAATCGGAATTATGTACCCGCTCTTATTCGTGCCGCTGTTGCTACCGGGCATGTAGATGGTATCTTTATGGAAGTGCATCCTGATCCTGACAATGCACCTTCCGATGGTCCTAACAGTCTAAACTATGCAATGTATGAAAAAGTGATTAAGCAAATCCAAGTCATGCATGATATTGGTGTTATTATGGGAGTTAGATAATTGAACCATGAATCATTTGTATATCTATGGTATGATGCACCAAATAAAAAATATTATCTAGGTAAACACAAAGGATCACCAGATGATGGGTATACACATTCATCAACTGTGTGGGAATCTTTCACTAAGAATAACATTCCAAAGGGTGTAAGAAGACGTATACTCGCATATGGCACTGATGAAGAAATGTCTGATTTAGAAGTAAGACTTCTCACAAATAGAAAGAAACGATGTTGGGATAGATATTATAATGTTAAATGGTATACATGGGCAATTGGGAGTATGCCACTAGATAAACATCCAAAATGGAAAGGTGGTATCTCATTAAATTTAAATATAAAAAATTATCAAAAAGACAAGTTAAAAGCATATCAAGATTTTGGAATAAAATTATTAAATGAAGGATATTCTTATGACGAAATTAAGTCAAAATATCCAGCAATAGCAAATAAATTGCCTGGGGCATCATTGCCTAGAGAAGAAAAAGATAGAAGGAATAAACTAGCCAGAGATAGATATAAAAATATAACAGAATGCTACTGTAGAAAGATTACTTGTGATTTCTGTCTCCAAGCAGGTCATGTTTTATCTAAGGAAGAGAAAAAAAGAAGACGAGCAGACTTGGATGCTAA